ATGGTCTCCCCGGAAACTTCGCTAAAGACACATAGCCTTCTACAGTTCCTATGAAGTTATCGGGACTCAAAACCACATTATTTGCTCCACCTGTTCTCACAACCATGCCGAACTGAGGGCGCTCGTCAAATGAGTACTTCCCCTGTATATTCTTAGCAAAGTCAGGGTATCTTGGGTGATTAGACCAAAAGTCTCTCAACTCTCTAATCACACGGTCTCGAACAGCTAATGTCAAATGGTGAAACATCTTAACTCCTTATTCTGAGTCTTGCTCTTTAACATATATAATCAATAAGTCGTTCACCATCTGCACAGAAATAGCCCCCTCAAAGATTTCTTCTTTCTTCCCCTGTTCTTGTTCATGTACGACTTTTAGACGATTGAAGCCTAAACTCTCTTTTCTATCCACCCCCATTAATATTATCGGGTACACCTTTGAATCGTTTTCCATTATATCCTCTACTTTCCCTTTTTAGAGGATATAAGTATTTATCCCTTATCAACCCCGCAAAGCCTCTAGTGCAGAAATAATCAATCCAATGAGGGTCTCCATTTGCATTAGGTCTAAGGACAAGTTTCGTGATATGCTGTGCGTCTTATCTCATAACCATCACCATATGCCTGTAAGTGACGAGAGGCATTCCGATATAAATACCCTTTAGGGTATCGCTATTTCTATTGGAGGCGTGTAAATGACATCAAAACAACTAGAACCTTTTCTTAATCAAATCACCACGGGTGACGCAGTTAAGACAATGCGCCTTTTACCCGATGAGTGTGTAGATACCATCGTAACTTCGCCCCCATATAACCTGAAGAACTCAACAGGGAACGGCATGAAAGATGGTCGAGGCGGCAAGTGGTCTAACGCACGACTTATAGAGGGCTATGACAATCATAACGATGCAATGCCCCATGACGAATATGTGCTTTGGCAACGCGCCTGTCTAACTGAAATGTTCAGAGTTCTCAAACCAACAGGAGCCATCTTTTATAACCATAAGTGGAGAGTCCAAGGGGGGTTACTACAAGACCGAAGTGACATCGTTCAGGGTTTCCCCGTCCGTCAGATTATTATTTGGCAACGGAAAGGCGGTATTAACTTTAATTCTGGATACTTCCTTCCAACCTACGAGGTGATTTATCTAATCACGAAGCCTGAATTCAAACTTGCACCCAAAGCCAACGCTTTCGGTGACATTTGGGAGTTCACTCAAGAAATGAAAAATGAACACCCTGCTCCTTTCCCACTCGCTTTTGCAAATCGGTGTGTGGCTTCCACAACAGGGCAGGTGGTTCTAGACCCGTTTATGGGGTCAGGAACGACTGCAATAGCCGCAATAGACAATAACAGAGACTATATTGGAATTGAGCTGTCTCCTTCTTACACAAAAATGGCACAAGAGAGAATCAAAACCCATATTACACATGACCAAATGCCTCTATTTGACGACTAAATAGTGTATCCGCGCGGGAAACTATCCTCAAAGCTAATTAGCTGTATATCTGACTCTTTCAGAGCTTCTAAAACATCGGGGATATAAACACGAGACTTTATTTTGGGTGTCTCAGTTGAAACCATCTCAAACTTAGTTAAGGCGCTTCGGAAGCCCCTTGCGTCTAAGGTATAAATATAACCGCTAGTTCCTCTGAAAATATCATCAAAAGCCCCCTTATATTTCTCCATCAAATAAGGCGTGTCTTTATCTACCTCGCCTAACTCTATCTCTGAATCATCCCAAGAAGCTATAAGAGTCAAAGCTATCGTAAAAGAGCTAGAGCCAAACACTACGGGCTTATTACTTAAGTAATGAAGTTTAGGTGTTATTTCTGTCAGCTTAAAGGGCGTACCATGATAGACATATCTGCCAGAGGCACTTCGATAAGCAGATGAGTTATTGGCGAAGCCTGAGTCATAAGGAATGACCCTAGCCGAACCACTTCCACTATCATGAACATAACCAAAATCCTGACCCTCCGCAGGAGACCTTCCATACGATTCTGACCGATTGAGGTTTCTATATTTCAGGTTCGGAGAGTATGGAGAAGGTCTCCCCACATCTCGGATACTCCCGTCGGGTAATGAACTATGAGACAAGTTCTCAGTATTCTTATGAACAGGCGTACCATTTGACAATGCGGATAACTCGTCAGGGGGAGTCACCTCTCTGAAGAAATCCGCTCTTATCTGAAGACTAGACTTTTTCTGAGTGACCTCTTTAGCTTCCTCACTAAAAGTCGGAGTATTAACAGGCTTTTGCCCACGATGTTTCGCCTCTTCCCGCCTTTTATTCTTAGCAAGTTCGGCTCGCTCTCGTTTTGACATTCCCCAAGCCTTCTCTCGTGGCATACACTTGAGAGGCTTCTTTCCTCCGCTTGTGACATCTGCCCACTCCTTCTCACTAGAAACGGCACATGGGCCAACAATGTCTCCGGGTTCATATGTTTTTTTCTTACCATCCTCTTTCGTTATTGTGTGCTTTACAGGAGTGACCGCTATCCAATCACCCCATGTCGCCCTCTCATCAGGGTCTCCTCCACCATGCCCCGCAAACCAAGTGCTCAACCCCCCCTTACCCGTGTTCTTCATCTTAGGGTCATCTCTCTTGGCTGAATATCTTTCCGCCACTCGACTTGCTGACTTGCTATAACAGTTCTTGTAGGGTCTGCAAGAAGCCTTCTCTGAAAAACCCATCTCATCACAAGTCTTAGACTCACAATGCTCCTTGTCCCACTTACGAGGCATCTCGTACTCAGACCCCTCTTTTTTCCATTTACCCCCAAGACGCTTGTACTGAGCTAACGCCCATCCATTCGCGTAAGCAGAAGGAAATGTCTTAAAACCCTTACCCTCGTTCACAGGGTTGACTGAGTTCTGACCCCTCTTCACAGGCTTATCAGACTCACCCTTAGCGAGAGCCTGTATTTCTGCCCACAGCTTCTTATCCACAGGCACATTCTTACTCATAATCAGTCACCTCCTAAGAAATAAGAAATAAAATAAGAAATAAATCGGAAATAACTTGTCGTTTCTGATATGACAAGACTACCCGATGATGTTAAACTTGAAAAAAGAGAGGGTACTGATGATTTTAGCGACACTCAGAAATAATGAGCTGGTCAAGATTGACCCTACGATCACTTATGGAACGGTGCTTCAGGCGAACTACGCAAAGTTTGTAAACTTCACCGAGCAATACTCTTTGCAGTCTGCGACGGAGTACCTCCGTACCTTTGAGGGTTTTGAGAATGTTACTCAGGAAGAGGTTAACTTTGCGTTATATGGTACAAACTACGATTCTTGTTATGGACTCATCCCTTCAACCCTAGCCTCACTTGAGGGAAATAATCCTTTTCGTTCTCTTAATACGCCAAAGCAATACAAGACCGATATTTTAGGTGTCTATAAGACCGAAGAGGGTGACTTGATTGTGAAGGGTGTCTTGCGTTCCCCATATATCCCCAAGTATGTTTCTAAGACCCATATGACTACTAAGATTAAGGATTTTATTCGCGAGCACTTGAAGTGCGACCGCTTTATTTCTACGCCTGTCTCTTCATACACGATTGAGGACTGAACGCAGAGTAGATTATTTCTCGCTGTTCTCTTTGGGAGTCCATTCATCAACAATCTTAGGGAGAACAATATCATCTTCTTTCTGAGTCTTGATGGGGTTCTCGCCCACAAACACAGAGAGCTTATTGATGACCGCGCTCTGTAGCTGGAACATCTGTTCGCGTAGAAGCTGAAGCTGTATTTGAGCATCTCTTAAGCGAGCGATGAGGGCGGCTCTATCTGAGTTAGCGGCTCCTAGCTTGTCTTTAAGCTCATCTACCTCACTAGGGTCGCGCCCGCTGGCTATTGCGAGCATACTAGAAATTGACCCTGTGAGAACGCCGACTATGCCAATCAGAATATCTCGGTTATCCTCTACTATTTGGACATAAGAGAGAAATACAATAAGGGCAACGATAAGCCCCATAAAGACAACACTTGCCCACCAACCTCTCTTGGCTTTTTCAGACTCATTGAAGTTCATAAGTACTCCTTCTTGATGTGTTCAAAGAGAAGAGAGAGATACCAATTCACACTATCCACCCAAGAAAAGCTATTGAGTCCCAACATAAGACGAGCTTGGGGCATAGACACAAAGTAATAAAATAGTAAAAGCCAAATCAGAACAGATAAAATAGTGAGTCTCCAATATATCCAAATTAGAATATCTTTTATTTTTTGGTCGCGAAGGCGTACTCTTATTTTTTCGGGACCCCCTAATCTCTTAACTTTTTCGGATGAGGGTGGGGGTTGAAGACTCACAACTGAGTCTCCTACTGCATAAACTACTTGAGACTCAAAGACTCCTTTGAATTTATAAACTCCAACACAGGCGTACATAGTACCTTTAGGGGTTTCAGAGTTAGTGCGGTTCCGTACTTTCTTAAAAGCCTCCTCTGTGAGAAGCACTTGGTCTTTTTGACAAAGACTCATTGTTCGTGCAGCTATATTTTTAGCCAAACCTTCTATTTCTATTCTTTTTGCGTTGTGTGCCACAAAGAGTTCATCTTGATGAACTTCAACGACAATCCCCCAATGTATCCCTATGCGAGCGCCAATTTTGATTTTTGGGGGGACTTGTTTTTGGTAATGTAACGCAAAGTTCACCGCATCAAGGACATTATCAAAGGAACACAAAAATCCATCTGACCTGTCAATTTCTCTCCCATTAAACTTGTATAGGAGACTCCGAGCCATTCTGTCATGATTTTGAAAGTGAATAGCTGCTTTGCGCGCGCCATTCTTTTGAACATACGCTGTACTCCCAATTAAATCTAGAAGTAAGATGGCGAGATGCCTTTCTCTCATCTTCACCTCGTAAATTGGGCTCGTCATAACACCACCCCATTTCTTAAACCATACCCTTATTAATCCTTTCTTATAAGGGATATATTAGAGTATTTATCGAGAACAAGTTAGTTCTAACTGCCCGTAATAACAATCATCTCGTAGGGCACCCATATAAGTATATATCTCAAAAATGTCTGAACAAGTTTCTATGTCTTCGGAATACCGAAGACAAGAGTTCAATAATTCCCCCAAGTGCATCCTCTCAACATCAAGCTCAGAGCAAAGTCTCGGTTTAGGCATAGAAGAACAAGAACAAAGCAAGACTAGAAGTATTGCCAGATATCGCAATCGCAGACCTCCAAGTTAGTTAGTTCTCATAGTACCTAAAACTTGACGGTGTACAATATCCAAAAGACGAGTTACATCATCTACCAATCAGAGCAGCTATTGTTTTCCTTTTGAAGGAGCTACCCTCCCGAAAACTAAAAAGAAAATGCTTTCTTTGCGCTAAATAAGATTTCCGCTTTGTCGCCTTCCTCATCAGAATCACCTTCCTCATCAGAGTCAAGGCTTTTATCGTTACGGACAGCTACGGATTTGGTTTTCTTAATCTTCTTAAAAGAAGCAACTAAGTTCTCTTTCATCTTGTTTGAAGCGTTTTCTAAATCCTTCTCAAACAAGTCTTCTCTAAAGTTGCCCTCTAAATCCACATATTGCTCTAGCGCCTCTACAGTAGTGGGGTCTATGCTTGAGAGCATATCTAAAATAGTTGATTTCAACTTCTCCGCGAGTTCTGTTTTTCTATCTGAGGCAGTTTTGCCACTCCCCGGTTCTTTCCCAACCCACTCAAAGACTTTCCCTATCTTGTTTATTCCGAAACCTGCAAGATTTCCAAGTGCGGCACCTGACGCTGTGATTGCACCCCCCACTATTCCTATAGGCACGCTCGCTGCGACAGCCCCCGCCTGTAACCCTAATACACCCGCAGCCCCTATAACAGCAGCTCCCGATTTCGCAGCGACTTTAGCACCACAAGTCACATAATCTTTAAATCGTTTCTCATCAGCTACTTTTGTGTCTTTCACAAAATCCCACAACTTCCCATATAACTCACCTCCCATAGACCCCGCCACTTCCGCAGTAGCCTTCAGCGTTCCATCCACAGTATCAAGAAAAGACTTCGCAGGACTTCCAAAATCAAACTTATCTGCAACCGACTCGATTTGATAACCCACTTCTCTGAATGCTTTTCTACCAACAGCATTTACACCATCTCTAATTTTCTCTGTCACTGAAGGATTTAACTTATCCGCCTGCTTTTTAGCTCGCTCTCGAACCATTTGCTGCTGAAGTTCTCGAACTAGCCTTTTTGCCTCTTTATGAACAGGTGAGCTAGAATCATATGAGTAATTCAATATCGTATTGATTTTGAGGTTTTCCCTATCTCCTAAATCAAAAACCTCATTCTCGTATCTCCTACGAAGAGAATCGTCACTCGCTAACTTAAGTTTGAAATACGGCAAAATCAAAGGTCTGTATGCAGGGTCAAAATACGCTAGTCGTATAACCCTCCCCTCAAATGAGGAAGACGCAAAACGCGAATCCGTTTTGAGTAGAAGCTCTACTTTCGGATAAGCTACAGACTGTCCTCTTAAGTAATCTCGTAAGTTCATCAAGACTCTCCCGTCTAAGTGGACTTATATTATTTTGAAGTTCTTTGGCGGAGAAGGTATAAGTAAGTCTCATGTTGGTTAGCAGTAGCCATAATAAAGTCATCAAGACCTAGTGTAAGAGCATCTCGCTCCTTCAGGTTTTTGTAGATGACCTTAAATATCTTCTGCAAAGCCTCTTCTACAAAGAGCGCCCTCTCTATTGGGTCTCCCTGACTCTGTATTTCAGCAATCGGCAACAGCTTGTTCGCCATAATCTGAGCCTGATCAACAGGATTGAGCGCATCAGACCCATATGTTCCGGCTATCTTTTCCGCTAAAGTATCTATCTCTTCTATAACCCCCTCATACAATCTCTGCATCAAGAGATGATCCCCGTAAGAGTTGTCTCCTTTAACCTGCCAATGTGAAGTCCAATGCGACCAATGAACGCCTCTTAAAACAGCTAATAATACCTGCAAAGTAGCCATGTCGTACGCCTGAGAGGAAGCCACACGAGTACGCCTAGAATTTGACCTTGCAAACCCCAAAAGCTCCGCCCATAGCTGAGAGTTCATATTGATAGACCTTTCTGTAGGTATTGTATGTAATGCCTTGAATATAAAGGTTCTATACATCCTAGAATAAACTTTTCTGACTGCCAATCGTATTAAACTTGCACGCCGATTTCGAGTCTTGCGGTCTCTAATACTCTTCTGTTTTTGACTTGATAAGCCACCCCCATTCAATCTCTTGTGGAGATTTTTATGCTTTCTATAATGTGACTGATACCTCAAGATTTTATGTCTATTCTTAGCGTAGTATCTCTTTCGATATGCCTTTAAAAGTGACCTATTCCTCGCTCTATTTTTTAATTTTCGCCTCTGATACAACCTCTTAAGTTGACCCTTCCAAACTCGCTGCCTACGCCTCGGTGCTGTATAGCGAATGCGTGCGCTCGGAATCGCCCTTCCTGTCATAGTACGCCTAGAAAGACCCGTTGTCTTAGAAGCATCTATATAAGGCACTCCATATTGATCTCCGGGTAAGCCCGATGACCTCGGTCTTTGATGTAATGGCTTCCCATCTGGCTGATTCGGTATCGCATTTGGATTATTTTTGACGCTATATGTAGTAGGCGAACCGCTACTATCTGAGGGAGTGTTTAAAACAGGAGGTCCTGCTCTATACTCATCCCTGCCTTTCGGGTGTCCATCAGGTAAAGGCAGTACCCTATCTCTCTGAGGCTTCCCATCCTCATAATCCATACGAGATTTCTCAGGAGACCTCGTGTCATTGTTCACACCATCTTGGCGTGTCTTTGTCACCCAAGTCTTAACACCCGCTAAATCTTGAAGTGGCTGTACACCAGCCATTCTCAACCCCGAACTACTGAATATCTGAAGATAACATTTTTTAACTGCAAGCTCCCAGCCTCTAGGATTGCGCTCTCTCAGCCGAGTAAAGAAATAAGAAGTTTGAATGTATTTCTTAAAGACTCTAAGAGGCGCACCTCGTGAAGAGGCTAAAACAGCCTCTATCTGTTTTATTTCTGATTGAAATGCGGATTCTCTATACATCATAGCTCTCCTCTTTAAAGAGTTAGTCTATATAGAGAATCAATCACCCCTACCTAATTTGAGAACCGAATATAGTCACCTATAAAAGTTTTTTTAAGGTATCAAAGATACCTTAACGAGCTACTATATAAGTGAGCCTTTTTAGATGTCTTTCGGGACTTCTCTTCTTCCTCTGAACCAGCATCCTCAGAAACCTCGTCATCTTTTTTATTTGGCATATCTCCAAAATGTTCTTCTAGTATCTCGATGATTTTTGATTTGAAATCCTTCCCTTTCATTTGACTAGTCAAATCAGATTCAAAGCGCCCACTATCAAAAGAACCATCCTCCTTAACATAAGGAAGTAGTGCTTCTATAGATTCCCCATCTATATGGGCAAAGAAGTCACCAAACATATCTATCAACAAGTTTCCGTTCTCGGAAGCTGTTTTCCCTTTCGTATCTCTAGACCGAAGTTTCTTCAAACCTGAGGTGACAACTTTTGCAGAACCTCCTGCTACAGCACCCATAGTTCCAACCACAGCACCTAAAGTCGCAAAGCCCACAGCCATTGTAGCAGTAATAGGCTTCATTGGCTTGTTTACAATCCAAGCCTGAACCTCTGTTATTGTTTTAATTCCTTTAAATAACCCCTGACAGGTTTTAAGGGCGGCTTTCTTAGCCATAGCAGAACCGCTGACTAAACCATCTTTAGTCTTTATAGAAATACTTTTATCCTTCTCTGTCGCCATATCTATGTATTTTTGTGCGGCTCCTCTAGCTATATTTTGATGCATATCAATAACATCAAACACCGCATTAAACATGAATTTTGCTCCCTTAACGGGACCTGAATTTTCAAATGTTTTTGAGGCTAACTTATCTGCAACATCTAAAAGCGGCGCTTCTAGTTCCTTTTTAACGGTAGAAGAGACAGATTTTAAAAACTCCTGAGAGTTGGATTTAATTTCCCTAAATCGTTTTTTTAGCGTTTTAGCAGGAGATGAAAGAAGATCCACAGTCACTTCCGCACTCTGAGCGCCATACCATTTTGAGTGTAGCTGGTTTACCAGCTTTTTAGCACTATTGTGGAAAGGACTATCAGGGTCAGATTGATAATTGAGTATGGTTGACCAAGCTCTTTCCACCCCATCAATTTTAAATCTCTGACCTTCGAACTCTTTCACGAACTCACTTTCTTGGAAATACGCAGTTTTGACAATCTGAGGAATTAAATAACTACGTAGTTTAGGTATCTTGTATGCAAGATGTATAACATCTGACTTTTTTAAACCTTGAGAAGCAGTTCGAGTCTTAAACACAGACTTGAAGACTGATTTTGAATCAGGATAGTCTCTCAAAAAGCTCTGTAGTTCTCTAGCAATCACTTTGTAGTCCTTTCTGTCACTCTATTGAGTTACCTATTATTTCTGAGATGGAGATACTCGGCAGTCTTGGTAAGGCGTGTAATCCTCTCTCTCACTTCTTTCATCTCAGAGGCTAATCTAGCTGAACTCTTATAACGAGCAGCAGAAGGAGCAGGATTATACTTAGACACAAGGTCCACCATTTCTCTGTCACTATGAGGTAATCTCTGACGATAGAAATCACTACCCATCGTGATTAACGCATAGTTTGTCCTATCAAGATGACGCTCTATATTCGCAAGGGCATCAGGGATAGTTAAAAAGTTATCTCCTGTAAGTCGGTAAATCTCTTCTATCGCGGGCGAAGTCTTCAAAGCCTCTATCATTTGATTGATGGCTAAATGAAGACGATATGCCTCTACCCTCGCTTCTGAGACACCCCCCGCTAGAATAGACCAAGAGGCTTGACTTGACGCTCTCTTATTTCTCATATAAACTCCCTTATAGTAAGTTGATATATTCTAAGTCTTCTTTGAGGGAAGACCTTTCTCGGATTGCGTCAAAAAACCCCTCTATATCCACATCTCTTGTAAAAAAAGACAACCCCAAAATAAATAAAGAAGCAGGGATGACTCCCACAATAGAGACTACTAAGCCTAGATATGCCACCGCTTTTTTGCCTTTTCTCAATATCTTGCGCCTCTGATAGTTAGCCTTCAACTTTAAGGCATTATATCTTAATTTATCACCAACGCTCTCTGACAAAATAGAACCATGTTGTAAAATCCACCCCAATATATCATGTTCTAATATCTTCCCATACTTCTCTGCCATACGCAAAATCATAGGCATTTTATTAATCAAATCTTGTAGAGTAAAGTCCTCGTTGAATAAGTAAATCTTTTTACTCTTCTCACTCCCTCGTAAGTGAATGTTGGAGTATAAATTAGGCTTAACTTGAAACGATACAACCCTGACCCCAAATTTATTAAGAATGTCTTCTAGAGCTAACTCTGCATCTCGCCTTAACTTGATTAAGGTTGCATCAGCTATCTCTAAAACGCTTGCTTTAATTTCTGACTTTACATTATTGGATAACTTTATCATAGAGAGGAACCCTTCCTATTTAAAGGGTTCCTCTCATAAAAGTTTTATTACTTAGACGCTTGCCACTTCGTAATAAAGTTCACCACTCCTGATGCCTCTACAGCAAGGATATCTGCTAAAATCTCAGGGTGACTACCATATTGGTCAACCGCTAAGTTCGCACGCTTCTTCCACTGAATAGACATATCCCAATCAATCCCACAAGGAAGAGTCACTACTTTTGAGTCACTCTTACCAACTGCAACTGCCCCCTGAGCTGGAGGTGCAGGAGCATCCAAAACTTCTAAAATCGTAGAAGCCTCCTTAATAAACGAGTCTTCCTCTACAGGCTCGTCAAAGCCCTCAAGCTCGTCAAAAGCCTCGTCACTCAAGTCAAAACCTGCGTCTAAAGAGGGCTCCTCAAAGACCGATGAATCTGCCTCTTCAAAATCAATCTCTGCTTCAGTCCTAGCAACCTCTTTCGCTACCTTCTTACTAGGAGTTGCATCCCGACTCAAGTTCTCTAACTTGGTCATCTCCGCACTAATCTGAGCACCATCTGAAATAATTAGCTTTTGCTTACTTGCGGTCTTCAGCTTAATCTCTGCTACAGACTTTGCACCCTGCGACTCCGCAACACCCCCACCAGCTAATTCAGCAGATGAGGCAGAAGAAATAGAAGCCCCGCTCTTCCCTGCCACACGTGAAACAGCAATCTCGTCATCATCTTGCGAATCCACCTTCAGGGGGAACTTCTTTGGAGCAACCTCCTCAACAGCAGTCTTTGTCTTGAGGTTCGTTATAATACGCTCCTCATCATAGACGCTCTCTACTTTTGTCTCTTTCACAGGGGTGATCTTCTTAGGGGCAGGTGCCACAGGTGCTGAAACCGCCGACACCTCAAGCACTTTCAACCAACCTCTCTTAACCCCACCGCGAAGCTCAGGCATAACCACCTCTGTAGAACCCATCTTTAGAGTATAGCCATCATACTCAACGATGTCGCCTTTAGTGAGGTTCTTCTCCAAGCGACCCAAGTGTAACTGAGTCTGAGCCTCAAGAGATACAAAGGTACCTTTCTTAAACTCCATGATTTCTCCTTTTGAGTTGATAAATCGCGCGCAAGTTCGTTCTTATACCATAAGATTTCTAGTCATTTAACTTTTTTCTTTGCTGTACCCTTGCTCTTCTTCTTATTTTTTTTATTTCTCTCTACCTCAATTACCTTCAAGAAAGCCTCCTTAACATCCTCTCCAGAAACCTCTAAATTCTTGGGCATTACTTTTTTCATCTCTTTTAGAAGAGACTCTTGGTTCTCTGAAATACTCATGTCAAACAGCGCCTGCTGAAATAACCTATTCAATGTAAGCCATGTAATCGAAGATTTCTCATAGAAATCAAGCTCCGACTCCGAGGCAACTCTTGAAATCACTAAGTCATCCATAAGAGACTCGGACTTAGGCTTCAACTTCTCTAACCGATTTGTTAAGCTGTATCTCTCTTTTGTCTTATCTATCTCAGCTAAACCCTGACTAAAATAGCTTCGTGTAATGTCGTTCATCTCTCGAAACGCCTCTAACAAATCCTCAGTACTTCTTGCAGAATCTATTTTTTTAATTACGCCCGTCATCTGTGTTTGATACCTGTTGTTAACATCCGCAACAGTTTGCGCTCTCCCTCCCTTTGTAAAATCTGAAGTCTCTCTGAAATATGTTCTAATCACATCCACAACATCCTCGTAACCCGCCTCTTCTAACCTATCAAAACCTTTCTCTGCAACCCTAGCATATATGTGCTTCATGCCAGAAGCCGCCACAATACCCTCAATTTTTTTATCCGTAATGTACTTAGATACATAATCTAGCACTAGATCCATACCCGGAGTACCCCGCATAGGCAGATGTTGTAGCTGTTTTGGAATGAACCCTAATTTGTCTGCGAGAGCATCTTCTAAACCCGCTTGTTTGAAAATCTCTCCAAATAATAACTTCTGCGTCTGGTGCGCCATCTCTTCGGCAAGATATTTCTTTAGAGAATCCGTCCCTATAGATTTATCTAGCTCTCGTCTTAACTCGTCTTCTTTTTTCACTAATTCTCGCTCAATTTCATCGTCACTCCGCCCCTCCTCCATTAAATCTGACACCCATTTCTGACGTTTCCGCCACACAATTAAGTCGGCTATAACAGAGTTTTGGTTTTCAGTATCCCAAAAAAACTCTCTTGTTTTTGAAGCCACCTGATCTACAGACAAAACCCCTAACATACCAAGACGCTCAAACCTTGAGGCAGTCGAAAATGCCATTCCGTCTGCCAGCTTCTTTGCAAAGCCCTTCAAACCTTTACCATCTCGCCGGATTAAGCTCCCATAGGACATCGCACTTCTAGCGTCTATAGCTAAATCACTCAATCTTAACTTTAATGGGGTTTCAAGAGCATCTGACCAATCCATCTCCGAAATTTGTCTCTTGAGTTCCCTGTACTCAGCTTGAGACATCGCGCCTATTTCACTTAATAGTAATGTGCTAAAATCTTTTTCTACCTCCTCTTTCTCCTCCTCACTCGCGTTCTCCTCATACCAAACTTCAAACTTTTTGTACAACTCATTTATCACCTGTAATGCCCAATCCTGACCCTCTATCGCTTTCTTATAGGTTGTCGTCAAAGAGTTCATTTTCTCTGTGTTCGGGTCTTCAAACACAGCCCCCTTCGCAGTTGTCGCTCTAATCAAACCCTCTGGGTCATTTAAATAATAAGCACGAAAGTTACTCGCCAATCGAGAAGAACCAAATAACTTATCCCAAAGTGCTTTTGACTCTGAAGCTCTCTTCTTAAGTATTATCCGTAACTTATAAGAACCTAGCTCATCCGAAACTAGTGGAATCAAAACCCCCCTCAGATGAGGATTCTCATATGCCAACTTTATTGTTTGGGATAAAATGCTCATTTATTCTCTCCAACCTTCTACGTATGGTTGAAGAGAATAAATGTATTATTTAACTTTTAGTCTTTGAGTTCCACCTATGCCTCGCCCGCCTCTTTACACCCCGCTTCTTCAGTATCCTCAAAACACTCTGAATATGATAACCTGTTCGCTCAGATACTAAAGACATACTGAGCCCCTCCTCATACAAACGAACTACCTCCTCTAACCGAGCATTATCATATGCCGCCCTCACCTGCCCTAATTTTAAATCCTTCACCTGCTGAATCGAAAGTGAATACCGAGCCCTTATCTCCACTAAGGGCAGACCGTCTCTCAAAAGAGACTCTATGTCTGACCAATAAAGCGTCTTAATCTCCTCCAAACGCACCGCCCTCATCGCCTTTGCAGTCTTTGCCTTCTCTGAAAGAACTCTAAGAGGCTTCACCCCTTGCTTATTCAAAGATTGCCGAACAGCCTCTCGCGTTACCCCCACAACCTCCCCTATCTCCTGTAATGTCTTCCCCTCCGCCCTCATCTGCCTACACTTTAAGTCACGCTCAGAAACACGAGCAGCCTTCTTCCATTTCTCAAGAACTTCAAGATTGCTTTCATTTAGCCACTTCTTAATCGTCCCGATTGAGACTTTGAAAAAGTCAGCCAACTCTGCATATGTCTTCCCCGAAGACACCGCCTCAGTCAAAATAGCTAAATCATAACTTATCTTCTGTCTGCCCATTTCAAACTCCAAATGTATATTTCACCACACGATAATACCCTATATATCAGATGAATATACTAACGCCAACTTAAAGTCAGTTTTATTTCTAATATTGTTTAGTGGTCATAAACCACTCTGTAACAACCCTCTTATAACTCTTAGAAAGTAAGAGTTTATTTGCGACGAAGAGACTTGTTAAGACACGCAACAAGTGTCTTACCCTGAACACCCTCAAAACAGACCGCCTCCGCTACTGCCTCTTGGGGAGTAAGCTCACTTGGGATATCATAGAGAAATTGAACTTCCTGCAATAAGTCTTGAACTTCAGGCTTCCGTAAATCTTGTGCTACGATAGTAGCCCTCGTATAATTAGACTCATTATAGTAGCACTTGAAGGCTACACCCTCGCCAACCACCGTAGCAGACACAAAGACTGAACCATCATCAGTCTCCCTCTCTATAAGGGATTTAATTACACAAGTACCTATAAGAGTAGGGTGAGGGATATTTAAGGGGAGCGACCTGCCTCCATAAGGCTGAAATGAACCACCACTTGTCGCGGAAGTCTTTGACTCAAGGCGGGCTACTCTCATCTCTAACTCATGTAAAACTTCACTAGCTGTTCTTCTCATATCTATACTCCTAGATAGGGTTGAAATACACCCTCTCTGTCTAGAGAGTATATATATGAACTATTAAATCCCTTAATCGCTTGATATCGCCAAATATAAATTAACGAGAACGCTCAAGATTTTTAATGTGCTTCAGAAGAGCTCCTGCGAAATCGTACTCCATCTCAGTCTTAAATTTAAAATTCCCTTCATTGAGAGTTTTTGATATTATGCTATTCTTTATGTTGGGTACTTCGTCTAGAAATTTTTTAACCTCATAAGGGCGGTTTATATCATCTTCGAAAGTTCCTACGCTTTTTTTGAAAGGCACTGTGATTGTCTGAGGACCAAACTTAGGATGGGTGAAGCTATACTTAAAATCATAACTGAAAGCAGTATCTCTGCTAAACTTAAATCCTTTGCGTTCAAGAAAATCAATGGATTCGTCAATCATATCGTCTGAGGAAGCCGATCTAAAAGATTGACTCTCAAGACGGGCAACTCTCATCTCAAGGCTTCTTACCACTTCACTAGCGGTTCTTCTCATATCTATACTCCTAGATAGGGGTTTGAGTTTTTGATTTGACTAAGCCAACGATAAACAAGATATAAAATGAGTCGTCAATTCATCAAAATTGATATAAGGACACCTGTCCTAATCAAAACCTTATTTTGACAAGTATATATAGGAGATTAAGACGAGACTTCATTGAATAGTTAAAGACCTCACAGCTTGTTTCGCCAAACGAAGGTCATCAAAGACACCCTCAATAGACATAAGAGTACCATTAAATGAATAGGCAGCTACGAAGTAGTAGATAGTATTCGTAGGGTGTAGAGAAACAATCACATTAAGACCAAACTTGTCCTTCTGAATCGAGTTCAACTTGAAGTCTCTATTGTTGAAGTCTGCAATAGAAAGTCTTTCTAGGAAAGAAAAATCCGAATTCTTAAACTCCTCTAGGTATTCGGATGCATCAGATTTAATATCAATCTTAATACCAATATCGCCACCTGCTGCGGTACGACCCTCAAGACGGGCAACTCTCATCTCAAGACTTCTTAAAACTTCACTAGCGGTTCTTCTCATCTTGTTATCTCCATGTCTGAAAAGATTAAGGACACTCTCTTGCCTTAGAAATAAAGCAACTATAATAGTAAGAGCCTCTACTGAACCTTTCTATATTGGTTCAGTAGAGGCTCTATCTCTTCGCCTCTTTTATCTTATTCTCTCCCCAATAAATTCATGCAGGGAGTAAAGAATCTAGAGTCTTTAAGAAATAAGTTCAGCCCGCAGGAACTTCTACTACTGTGAAGCTCGAACTGCCTAATGCAGCAACAAAAGCGGCCTTATCCTCAATACGGATCTTCAGACTAAAGACGCGCATGGGGTTCTTCCCACCAAGCCCGATTGGACTCATCTGAGAAACAGGCATAGCACGCCCCTCATAAACATCCTCCAAACCGCTGGCTGTCATCATGAGGCGGTCTGCATCTTTATCAAACACGAAAATCTCAAGACGACCAGAACCACCACGTGTGGGGGTGAAACGGACAATCGCGGCGGATGCGGCTTGAACTAATTTAGCACTTCTATACATAATTATTCTCCTTCTTTAGCGAGTCACGGTGAGGCGGGCAAGACCACGAGGGTTGTATGCACCGATACCGAGGTTCTCGAACACGGAGAAGCCGATGGTACGAGCCTTAGGATCGTCAGCCGAGAGAACAGTAAGCTCTGTACGGACAGGAATACGACCAAACATCTCAGGCTCACAGGTCACATACACAGTGCCGACAGGCACAAGGCGAGATGTGATAATCTGAGCGCCCCAGAGGGTAGCCTGAAGACCGGTCTTCAAGAGAGCTGCCTGACTCTCAATGTCAAGGATGTCACGACCGAACTTTCTGATGTCTGCATAGTCACGAGCGTTCATGTAAACGCGCGCAACGCGAAGGTCGTGACGCTCAATGAGAGCGTAAGCATCCGCGAGAAGAGGACCATTGAGGGGAGCAATCACGGGAATGTCCGCGTTCTCCACGCCCAAGCTATCAAAACCCTGTGTCGCCACAGCGTCAAGGATAGCGAAGACGCGCTCGTCCTCTGCCGCCTGAATCTGAGCACGCGCCAAATCCTGTGCGCGCTCGATGAGGTCGAAGCGGCGCTCCTTAATCTGAGTTAAGGGAATCTCAGGGTTTGAGGCAATCTCAAACAAGGGGAAAATCACGCGACGAGGCTTGGTGATGGCGAGGATGTTCTCGCCCTCCTCACCCACCACGAAGGCGGTGACATCAGGGTCCTTGTCATAAATGGGCAGAGCGCCATCAGGCAACTGCTCAACAAGGAAAGTCTTACGACCCACAGAGGTGTAGTCTCTGCGAAGACGCAAAGGCTGAGTCATCGAAGCTGCGAGCTTGCTGCGACCCTGAGGGGTCTTGATGTAGTCAGCGATTAGCTTCTGCTTTACGGCATTGTCAATATTGTTAGACATGACTAGACTCCTTTCTATTAGATGCGCTGGTCGTAAACCAACTCATCAGAGTTGGAGTCAGGTACAATGGTAAGAATAGCGATGGTAGTAATCTCGGCAGCACCACCGATATCGTGAGCAAAGTCATGGAGATCGGCATCTACGGTGCTGTTGGTGAGATAGCCGTTGACAGAAGCCACGAGCTTATCACCCACGGTGTAGGCAAGGTCATCACCTGCATCACCACCGGTGAGAATCTTAGTCTCGTAGAGCTTGTTGCCGTAGGAACCCTGTGCTGACACATAGGGTCCACGGTTTGAAGCAACGGCAGGAAGGTTCGTGTAAGCATTACCAACAGCGTTGTTAATGAAAACACCAAGCGCGCGCTGGGTCGCAACAGCAAGAACACCTGAATCTGTGGGGCCACCATGAGTGGCATCCCCATCAGGGCGAGCGAAGGCGATTGAGCCGCTAAGTACGCCTCTCACGAGTCCGTCAAGAAGACCCGAAGCCTGCGTTACAGTTGCAGCCGTTGTGATTACAGGGGGGTTAGTCTGAGTAAAGCTGTCCGCAGTTAACTCACCGAGGGTGTTACGCACACCAACGTGGAGTATACGGAGAGCCGAGCTTGACTCAGCGAACCCACCACTAGCTTGTCCAAGTAGAGCCATAGTTATTTTCCTATGTTGTGCTCGTACTCCCTGTTTTCAAGGAAGTAGTGTGTTGTTTGTGTTAGAGGTGGGTCACTATGACCAACCACCCCAATACTAGCGTTGTGTTATAAACAAACTACTCGCAGTTATTTCTTAAGAGAAATACTTGCTCACATCGGGAGCGGACTCCCAGAGCTTCGAGAGTTCAGAAGAAGAAGACGCGGAAGCCTCACGACTGATGTTGCCAAGAGTCTTGACGGAAGCCTGACGGGTCTTGGAAGCCTTCTTAGAAGCTACAGGCTCCTCCTCGTCTGCCATGTCATCAAACTCGGCAACGATTTCTGTCTCGTCGTCCTCGTCTGCCTCTTCCTCGGCAGCACGCCTCTTGGTAGCAGCCTTACGAGACTTAGAAGCCTTCTTGGAAGCCACAGGCTCCTCATCGTCAGCCTCCTCCTCGTCTGCCTCTTCCTCATCAGCCTCCTCCTCGGCAGCTGCAAAGATGCGGGCGAGCTTGGGGTCAATCTTAGCCTTCTTGCCAAGACCCATCACATCCTCGCCCTCATGCTCCTCATCAGCCTCCTCCTCGTCTGCCTCTTCCTCGGTAGCACGCCTCTTGGCGGCAGCCTTACGTGAGTTGAGGGCAGACTTGACAGAAGCCTTCTTGGAAGCCACAGGCTCTTCGGTAGTCTCTAGCTCGGCAAGCATCTCAGCAAGCATTGACTCCTCCTCAGAGGTAATCTCCGCTTCGGCGTTCTTACCGGGGACTTTCTTAGGCTTAATGACGAAGTCCGCGTTCTGACCTGCGGTCTCCTCCATCTCAGCTAAGAGGTCTGTAAAAGCCTCCTGCTCGTCATAGCCCATGTCCTCGTCCATTGGCTCAAACTCATCGTAGCCCATATCGCCATCAAAGCCCATATCCATGTCATCAGCCATGAACATACCGCGAGGGCGGCGAGGGAGACGACCCGTGTAATCCATAGGAAGACCACGGTCTAGTAAACGACGCTGCCTCTTGCGCGCTCTCTGCTCATGCCAAAGATGCTTATTCTTAGCGTAGTACTCTTGATTGTGGAGCCTCTTGGTCTCGGCATCCCAATAAGGGTTCATGTCTGGACGGAAGCCCTTCGGCATACTCTGACCGCGTGCCTTCCAACGACCCTGAGTGCGATGCTTCCAACGAGTGTCGGGATCCTGATAGCCAAAACCATGCAAAGACTCGCCATAAGGACTATGTCTGCGATAAGCAGCGGTCAAGTCATTCATCTCAGCGAGAATCTCAGCCATCATCTCGTCGTCACCCTCAGTCTCTGCCGCCGCCGCCATCTCAGAGAGTTCTGCCATGCGAGAAGCAAACTTGGTGCTGGCGAGACGAGGAGCAGGACCCTCATCCTCTAAAGAGGAATCAAAGTCTACGCTCTCATCAAGACCCTCATAGCCGGTGGCTTCCTGTACAGAGTCCTCGGCAAACTTGCGAATCTGACGCGCTAAACGCATATTCGCCTTCTTGAGAGAGGCAATCTCCTCAGAAAGATTAGCGATGGGAGAAACCATCTCAGACTCAAACTCGTCCTCCATCATGGGGTCGAACTCGTCTTCTTCCATGATGGGGTCGAACTCGTCCTCCTCCATCATGGGGTCGAACTCGTCCTCTTCCATCATGGGGTCGAACTCGTCCTCTTCCATCATGGGGTCAAACTCGTCCTCCATATAACCGCCCATATGACCGGCGGGAACTTCATCTTCAGCGATGAGGTCTTCGTCAGCCATATAACCGCCCATATGATGACCTGCGGAAACCTCATCTTCAGCCATGAGGTCTTCGTCAGCCATGACATTACCGGGACCGACATCAACACCGGTGTAACCTGTGGCTTCCTGTAGAGAGTCCTCGGCTAAGAATGTAGAGGCAACACGCTTAAACTTCTGATTAATAGAAGTGGCGGGGATGTCCATATACTTGAGGGCGAGGTCTTCGATTTCCTGCTGTGAAGCGTTCTTGCCGAGACGACTCTGAGCAATTACGATACACTTAGAAGCCTTACGCTCCATCGCCTGCTTGATGTTTGCGTTATAGAGGTCGTGAGTCTCCTCATAATCCTCTAGGAGAGACTCACGAGTTGCGGGGTGGTCGGGAGACCAGCCGACAGAGGCGGGAGCAGGTCCTGAGCGATAGGGACCCTTACGGACACCCTCACCGAACTCAGAATCAAAGCCGTATTCATCTGCGTCAGGTTGAGCCATAGAAGCGGGATGTCCAAAACTATCCCAACCTAAGTTATCATAGCCGGGCAAACCAGAGTTTGCCCTCCGAAAACGATTTCGATTACGCATAGAACTCATGGGTCTATCCTTTCTAGGGGGCTTACCGCCCGTTTTTGAGAGAGACTAACTTGGCGAGCTTAACCAAGCGGAGAGAGTCTTTCTTGGAGAGCTTCATGCCAAGATCATTCTCAGCACGAGAGATATAACTACCAACATCCTTATATTTCTCAGCAGGTATTTGAGCCGCGAGTTTATACACATAAGGAGGCAAGTAGACATCGAAGCGGTCATTGACTAGGCGGATATTATCAAGAGCCTCATTACGAGAAGAGGCAACTTTAACTGCGGTGTTCAAAGCAGTTAAATAGAGCTTTTGTCGCCTAGCTTGTTTGACGAGCGTTTCATCAGTCGTAGTTTCATCAGATGTCGCAGGTTGGTGGGGGTTCAGAGTATCCTGCGCCAAACTTGATTGAATTTCTTTTTCTAGCTTTTTCTTGAGTCTGTCTATAACTGCGTCTTTTACAACAGTCTCAATTTCATCAAGAATAGACTTAGGTGGCTCAGGTGCTTTCTCTTCACCGCCTTCATCACCACCACCCTCATCTTCATCAAAATCAAAAGGACCAGCGAAACGGCTTGAAGCAGCTTTACTGAGCCATTTCTGAGGAACTTGGTTTAGAATGGAGTCATGAGGATTTGCATCTAAAGAGGGTATTTCTAGAGTATTTCTAGCAACAGCTCCCTTAAAGGCGGGGACTTCAACCCATGAGGCTTCGATAAAGGTAACACCACCTGTCTCACCCTCAGTCGCATGACCACACAGCTCGGCTACACGATGTTTATTTCCATTCTCATCATGGAACCAATTGCCCTTTTCATAGCGAACATGGCGACACATTTGAGGTTCGTCAGCCGCCACATGACCACATTTCGTACAAATGGTAAAATCTACAGAACAGTTGTGGACTGCAACACCCTGTACTAAATAAGTGTGTTCATCTTCGACTTCAAGGTCATAAACTTCACCCTCATAGAAGGACTCTGAAATAGAAGTGACTTTTCTAAGGATAAAGTCGTCTTGAATTTTATACGAGTTTTTCTGCGAAACTTCAGAAGCGACCTTATCGCAGTATGGGATTAAGACTTGGGAGTCTGCTTTCCCTAGCTCTAATACATATGAGGTCTGCCTGTAACCGTCTGTTTGTTTGACAAAAGTACGGGTGTACAATCCACATTTAGCCAGCAGAATCTCCATTTGACAAGCGAGGTCATATGAAGTCGTGCAGGCAGATGTATGTTTATGGATATTGTGAAGAGTGCCATCTCCATTAATCCAAGCACCTATCATTTCTAGGTGTGCTTCTGAAGACCAATTCATTACTTCTACAGAGAGTTTCTTGGAGTTAGAATACTCGCCACCATGTGTGAAAAACCACTCTGCTACAGCCTGACTTGATATATGTACTCTTGAAGAACCCCTATCCTCTCTTGGATAGACCCTTGCCTCATTTTCACTTGGGAAGGCTTCTTTCAAAAGGTCTCTCACCTCTGCGGCATAAGTTTCAATCTCTCCGAAAGAGAAAGAAAATTCAACACCCACGACTTTGTTTTGTTTCTTAAGGAAAGAACCCTCCGCCAAGAAATACCCTAAAAGTCTTGCTTTAGCTCTATCTACAGGTGAAGTACTTGTGTCCTTCACTCTAGGTGTCACTAAGTAATCCCCCACATTGATTTCAGAGGCATGGATTTCTAGCAGGTTCAGCTGCTTGATAGCCTCTATTCTCTGAATACGCTCAGTTTTCTCTTCCTCAGAGTAGTTGTTATTAGGGTTGAAAATCCTTTTGTCATGACCTGTTTTGAATCTGAGGTCTAGACTGCGTTGGGCTGACTTGTGTGTTGTTTCAAGTTTCTCACCACAACCACAAGCGCACTCATTTAAGGGTCGGGCTACGAAGAATGGGTGATTGGCTGTAGCAGTAATCGGTTCTGCGCCAATCGCAGAAATAGTCCGCATACGCCAAGGTTCAGGGCTTCTATGTATCATTATGTTTTTAACAGGCTTAGAATCACCTGTCTTTGTGAGAACAAAATCTCCAACATGAATTTCAGAAATAGGAATCCGAGTGCCATCACCCAAAGTGATAGGGGTGTTTGGAACAAAACACCCCATACTCATGGCATTCATATCGCCACTCAGAATTTTATTGACTAATTCTACGTGTTTTTTATCTGTGGCTACCAATATATCCACATAAATAGATTCACCAACATCTCTAAGAACAGCATCAATAATGCGGCCCTTAGAAAGCTCTTCGACCTGAACGTGTTCCACAAAGTTGTGCGCCCCAATGAATGTCTTATATGACTTCTTGATTACATCACGAGACCAACAATCCAAGTTGTTGTTGATAAACTTATCGGTGTCGGAGGTGACACGATAGTCAGCATATTTCCGATTGATTTGCTGACCCTCTTCATAGTGTGACCCTGTACGACTCCCATGTACAGGAACCGCGTCTACAGAGCAAACTATCGTAGAGTGCGTGAGTAAGAATCTATCTGGAGTAAAAGGCTCCCCTAAAATGTCTTCCGCCTTCTTCTTTAAAGAAGCGTCTAGACGTTTAGCTCCAGAAGCAACTCTTACGCGATCCCACTCGTTTCCTTTTACCTGTGGTCGAACCACAGTTGCTTTTGCGTATTTTAAGAAAGCCATTAGAATTGCTCCTTTTTCTTGTTTAGATATAAAGAAGCAACTCTAGAAGCAGATACGGGAGTGACTCCCGTACCCCCCGGAATTGAATCCACAGTATTACTATGGGTATCTTCCACTATGACAAGGTCTTCAACAGGGAATCTCTTGGAGCCATAAGGAAATTCCACATCAACCATGCCAATTGCGGGAAATACTTGCATGACAACACCCGCTTTATCTGCATTCCCCCCATGAAATGGGAAGACACGCATACCAACACTAAACTCGCGACCGCGTGCTTGGTAGTCAGTATAAGTAGTGGCTTGTCTACGCATTTGTTTTCCTTTAGAGTCGCTAATTATGCGCGTATAAATAAATGAGTTATTAGAATTATTTTTTGCAAATCGGAAAGAACCCCCCCAATCCTCATCCTCAAAAACAGATTCTGAGCTAGGTTTAGAAGTGGACTCTGTGATTTTATCAACTTGTATTAAAACATCTTTCAGAGATTCCTTGTCTGCACTCTTGATGAGCTTGAGGATCGCGTCCCTTTTTGTCTTTTCTATAATCTGCTTATCTTTACCGACTAGTGATTTCCCTGAAAAACCCGAGAACTCCAAATCTTCCAAGTTGGCAGCTCTCATCTTGAGCAGCAAAAAGGCTAAGGCTTCTTCTCTCTTCTCAGGGTTTGTATGAGTTAGTATCTTTAAGTACTCTTCTTTATTTCTATTCAGAAATCTTGAGAGATTGCTGTTTTGCGTTTTCTTTTTAGTATCAAGTGAAGAAGAGAATGAGTCTCTGTCAGCAGATGGAACTACCGTATAGTGGTCAGAGAATGTCCTTGTAATGTGGTCTCTCAGAATCTTCTTGATTGCAGGAGCCACAGGATATGGACAGACATCGCCAGCAGAAATATTCTGACCTGCCATATCCCCATTCAAAGGGTGGTCGGGGCAGTAATTCTCTTTAAATAAATCGTTAAATTGTGAAAACGGACCCGAGTCTCCCCCCACCGCGTCAAAGAAATCTTTGTCGTTTAGGGTATTGAAATAATCTCTTTGAACTTCTCGGACTTGTTTCGGTGTTGCTCCATTATCTAGTTTGGAAGATATATTTATCGCATTAAATAACTCTTTTGAGGGGGCGTTATTTGCCATCTCTAACAAGTAAGGGTCTATCGCTGCTCTGTTTGAAGGGATATTAGGGTCTTTGTTAATCAACATAGAGACAACCACGCCGTCCAGCGTAGACTGAAGTCTAGCAGCCTCCGCGCTATCTTTTCTGACCTTCGATAGATTATAATGGAGCTGCTCAAAAGCGGAAGCTCGCCTTTCAGGGGTGGTGTCTTTGTAGCGAGTGACCTGACTATAAGTGTTAGACTCCATCATGCGTTGGTCATGTATTTCTATATCTCTTCCGTCGGGGTCTTTTGCTTTCACTACGAAATCTTGTGCAGAGGGCACCCCATATTCTGCGTCACCAACAAACGCTTTCACCATAGCCGCCGCCGCGATTGCCCTCCCCAACTCCGCTCCCGTCAAACTATTTAAATCCGAAGACCACAGCTCATCTGATTTCTTAGATAACTCAGAAAGTCTCTCAGAAAGAGACTTAGATTGGTCTGTAAATATTTCAGTTAACTCTGTAGAAGCAGCCTCAAAACCATCAGAAAGATCCCCAACGAAATCATCTGGGATTTCATCTAATAAATCTAAGGCTTTATCTAAGCCTCTTATTTCTCGATTCTTCTCTGCTCCCCCAAAGGGATCTTTTAGGGATATGATTTTATCTCGAAATAATTTTCTTTCTTTATAGAACTTCTTGGACTCAGATTTTTCTTTTTTCTCTTCGTCTGTGAGATTGACCTTTTTTGGTGGGGTCTTTTTTCAGTCGTTCTCTGTCTTTAGCACTTTGACCCTGAAGGGTCTTCTTTGAGGTGTCTTTAAGCTCATTAAAAATCTTCTCTGATTTTGTCTTGGCTTGCTCAGAGAGTTTCTTGAGCTTTACTTTGTTACTATCAACGGTCTTTAGAAGGCTCTCTTCCTCAACCTCCACATCTAGACCAATTTTCTTAGCGTGTTGAAGTAATATCTCTAAAGCGTCATCTATCTTCATACCCTCGCTGAAAGCAATACCCTCTTTCTGAAAACCCTCTTTCAGCTTTAATAGCAAATCTTTGCCTTGAGGCACATCCTCTGAGTGTTCTGATATTTCAAATAAGTCAGAGTCTTGGTCTAAAACCGCAGCCCCCTCTAATAAAAGTTCAGAAAGCTCTCCAAACACCTTGAAACTCTTTGCTTTCTCCTTCTTCTTGGGAGAGAATGGGTTTTTTAAGCTAGAAATAAAATCCTTAATCTTCTCTCTTCTAAGCTCCGCTCCTTTTTGGACAACCTCAATCTCAGCACGCTTTCTAAGCGCCTTCTTTTCAAGATATAGCTCTTGGGTGAGCGCCCCTACCTCTAAATCAAGTTGGTCTTTTGCCTCTGCCTTTTGGTGTTCCTCTTTCATTTTGCTAGGAACTTCGACAGAGGGTAATCCTCCAAATATTGAATCGTCAAAACCTTTTGACATTGTCATGTCAGTAACTAAATCAATCACATCCTCTTTTGAAATACCAGCCCCGCCCTTAGCTAACAAGTCTATAAAGTTTGAGGGGTCTTCTGAAAGGGCTTGCTTAAAACCTTCTCTTAAGGCTTGCACCCGCTTTTTTTTAGCTCGCGCATCTCTCTCAGATTTTATTTCCTCGGACCTCTTTTGTTTTGAAATTGCTCTCTCTAGGTCTGAAGAGGCTTGCTCATATTCGGGGGTGTCGGGGCGAGAATAAGCAGTACTAAATGAAACCTCTCTACCTGCTTCTGTTCGATACCTTCTCGCACTATCTGCTTTTAAGTTCTCTAACGCGACTGACTTAGGACTTTTTTTTTTCTGCCGCATACCTATTGACGAGATGTGCGGCTCGATTTGATTTCATTGACAAGTCCCTATCGCCTTGATGACCTCCACCTAGCCCACCCAAGTCAGGGTCATCTTCCGAAATCACCCTGTTTGCTAAGTCATAGCGAGGGGGCTTATTCTTAGGTGCAGGCTTGACTAAATCGGCTATCTTGTCATCCTCATTTTCCAACTTTGTCTTTGTGGCTGTCGTCAAGAAAGCCTTCTTAGACGGAAGAGGTGTTCTCTTCAATGTTAATGTATCTACATCACTCGCACCCAAGAAAATCGGAGCCAAATAAGTAGGTACAAATGTAGTATATAAAACTGCGCCCTTTAAGTTGGTCAACTTCACATGAGCAGGGTAATCAGCTGTCTCTTTCTCATAACTTAAAGTGACCTCATCCCTTATCTTCACTACCTCATCTAACATATAGTCTTTTAGCACGACATAAAAAGTCACTGTGTCTTTTGTAGAGCTTTTGACAATCAATGTCTCTGTATTAGATGTTGGAAAGAAGGTAAACCTCACTTCCTCCCCTACCATTTTCTTGTCTAGTTGCGCGATGACTCTTTCAAAATTAGGTTTTAAAGTAGTGTTCGCGTAATTCTTAAATGTAGAAGTTACTGAAGGACTACAATCCGCTAAGGTTAACTTAGGTACAGCGATTCCTGCATAAGCCCTTTCCCCCACTCTTGAAGCAATTTCGTCTGAAACATACCCCAAGATAGTCGGGTCTGTAACCTTAGATTTTATCACCTCTAGTTGTGTATAACTCAAACGCTTAAGATGTTTCCGAGTTGCTTTCTCAGGAGAACCTCCCCTAAGCAAAGACAAGAAAGCCCCAAGACTCCCTTGAGGGTTTGACCGATGAGTCAACTCATTTATGGTAATCGGAGCCAAAGCCTCATTGTCTGCTTGGAAACTGTCCATAGCTTTATTAAAGCTGTCAATTTGGTCTTCGAGATATGCTTTAAGTGCTTTAGGTGTCAACGAGGGATTATCTGCGAGAAACTTAATTGTAGAGAAGCCCAAGTTCTCACAAAAGTTATGCTGTATGTCTCTATAGGGACGCCTCTCCATAAATAAGTTAAGCAGCTCAGAAGACCATCTAAACTTCCTAGCGAAAAATTTCAACATTCTGACTGAAGTGCTAAAACTTGCTGATTTATTTCTCATGTTGCCCTCACTAAGATGAGCGGATCGCTCCTTTTGAAGGAGCTTCTCCTGTTGCTCTTTAACCCTAGTATAGTGACCCGCTCTAATCGTAGAGGCGATATAGTTTTTCAAATGTGCGGGGTCGAATATTGTTGCGAGATGTTTAGCTGCATTCTGAACAACAACACAAGTGATACCCTCAATTGTTGTCTTTTCTATAGAAACCGCAGCTTCTAGCGGGACATTCTTGATTGAGGGAGACCTTCTTGTTAGATAGAGGTCATTCGCTTCGTTTTCCCACTTTGTGACAGCATCGCCGGGATTGACGGGCTGATCACTAGGCGCTAGTGTGAACAACAAGTTTGCGGGGTCTGTCAGAATCAATATTTCATCCGCGCTAGGGAAGGACTTAAATCTCACTTCAGTCCCTTCAGGCAGTTTATTTATTGTCTTCTTGAAGGCATCAAAAGAGGCGGTTATCATTTTCTCATGATGAGAATTCTTAAACAGCTCTGTATTGATGTCCTTGTTCAAGAACTCTCTCAAAAACTTCTTGAACAAGATAACCTTATCGCCCTTAATATCAAGGGCGTAAGAACGCATATCGGATAATATGGTTTTCTTACCTTGTCTTGAGAACTCTTGCAGGTATGCAGGTGTCACTACCTTTTGAGAAGAATAGAGCTTTTGAAATAAGCCTTGTTTTAAAGCAGTCAGCTTATCAGCAAGCACAAGGTCAGCAGTTCTGCCGTCAGATAATAATCTGATTAGACCTCCAACAATTGGTATTTCTCGAATAAAAGACCTGATTGAAGCCTCTCGATCAATAGAAGCCCCCCTCATGGAAAAGCCATGTGGGCAGATGGCGTTAGGTCTGTCCAAGCTCGCCATTTTCCTCACATCAAAACAAATGGGAGCAAAACCTTTACGCATAGCTCTCAACTCTTGAGAAATCGTAAGGTACTCCCTGTCATGGTCTTTCTTGTCTTTTGAGTCAATCCAAATACCTTGCAAATCTCTAATAGCTTGAGCCTTCCCATCTAAATGTTCACCATACTCAAATTTCTTATCAAGGGAAACAGCCTCCTCAAAGAACGCCTCAATTGTTAGGAAATGCTTTCTAATACAATCGTGGCATCTCTTCCGAGGATTGTTTAAGTGATCCTCTAAAAGACTCAGATGCTTACAAATTTCACGCAGATTGAAAAGCGGACTCATAATAGGCAAGAGCTTCATGGATTTCTCAGCGGGCATATTGACTCCTTTATTTTAAAACAAAAGAGTCATCTAAAGATTATTAAAATCTACCGCCGCCCTCTTCTTGAGGCTTCACATACTTCAAGCCAAGATTTTTAGCAATTTTCTCTATGGCATCGGAGTTTTCAGCAAGTTTGTTTCCTGCGTCACTATAAATACCACGCAAAACTTCATTGAACTGAGAGTCGTTCATCGTAAACATATCCCGCTCTAGCTTACGCTTGGTTGTCTCAGGGTCTATATTCAGTAGCTCCAATATGATGTCCACATCCAAAGAGCCCTTCTGATAGAGATTAAAGAGAGAATCAAAAGTATCTCTGTTATCTCGGAGCCCTAAACGAGTGAAGCTCAGAGTTGGGTGTATCACTACTTCTTCCCCATCCTCATCTTCTTCAATAAAGCCCATTTTCTTGCACATGGGCTTTAATATATTCTCCTCAACCATTTCTTGAAGCACTTCACGCATAAGCATATAGCGTGTGTTAATCACCTCAAGGTTTATTCTATCCCCTGAATAACTAGATTCACCTGACAAGAGTGATTCAGTCACACCTAAACCCGCATACATCTGTCGGTCAGTCATGTCATACTCACCATTCAAGTCCAACAGACGCTGGTCTGCTCCCATTTCCTCCCACGAAATCTGAAAGTTTGCGATGATAGAGTAATCGGGGTCTTGGAGAGCTAAATCTACTTGCTCACGAAGTGCCTCAATATCAGCCATATCCATATCCTCGGCGTACACGAGGCGGATAGGGGTCATGTGGCGAGAAGCAATAGAAGTCTGTGCTTGGCGTAACTTATCTCGATAGACGAGGATACGCAGACACCTCTCTAGCATTGAGTGTCCTCTCGGCTCATACTGAGATTTCTTGCGCGCCATGAAATACACAAAACTACCCGCATCAGGGTCTGTGTTTAAGGGGATATTTCTACCCTCTCTAATTGATTCAACAACTATTTCAGGCATTGATTCAACTACTCTGAGTGCATCAGGGTCACTCAGAGTAGCTCTCTCAACAACATCTTTTGTCTTGGAATCAGGTACAAGAGAAATAATCTTCTGATTCGTGAAAGGGAATGTCTCCATGTGGACTTGCTCAGGTGGAAGAACTCGAAGGGCAGTCCACCCCTTATAGTTCTTTTTCATCCACTTATATGCGCGCTCATCTGCGTCTTTATACTTGTAGTATTTTGTGAGAGCTTCACCCTCTACAGTAATCTCATTAATCTTCTCATGAGTGATTTCTTTAGGCATATCTGGATTATTGTCCTCACAAAAGACAAAAACCTCGCCAAGCAAGTTATACTCATGAAGTATTTCTATAAGTCTATGCAATAGACCGACACGCCTTGACCATTTCTCACAAAATCGAAGTGAAGCATTTGCTAAGTCTCTATTCTTAGCCTTCGGCATACCAAGTCGTATCTTGGACAAAGGTAGCTCTGTGTGCAGGTCAACAGCTTGCCCCACAAAAGGATCGGTACGATAAAAAAATCTAAAATAGTTACGCTGTTCGTCTTGTGATTGAGGTAGCTCTAGAAAGTCCGTAGATAACTCAGGAGAATAGAAATTTCCCCCTGAACCCATCTGTGAACCCGAAGTCGTCATCGCTATTTTTACACGAGACTTCATCTCAGAGGCAGTTAAAGAACGAGTCTGTGCTTTTGAACGAGGGGTTATTTTAGCAACCTCAACGGCATCATTTTCTTCGTTGCTCATTGATTTCTCTTTCTTTCTTGACCACTACGGAAACACATCTTTTTAGATGTTTCACATAGGAAGGGTCGCCTGTAAAAAACTCTACCCAACTACCCCCAGATTTCTCGTAAAGCAAGGAAATAAGAGTTATTGTATCCTCTGAAGGTTTTGAGAGTCCATGACTAAGTTGTAAGATACGACTAATAACCCGTCTGTCTGCGGTTTCTCTTTGTCTCGGTAGCATCTATCATAACCTCCTTTTTACTAAAGAGGAGATGATAAAAGTCTTAGCGAGAACCCCTTAATATCGTATTTTTTATATTATACTTTTTTGTAGCTGCGGGAGCCGTTCTCATCTGATCAGATAACTTACGAGTTCTATAATCAGTCGCAAATCCTTTACCCGAATAGCTGCCTC